TTCAACGAGGTTCTGATCGACGGTTCTTGGGTCCGCAACGGCCCGAACGAGACGCTGGACCTCATGGGTTACACCGAGGCGGCGCGGCTGATGCTGCAACCGGATCGGTCAACGATCGTCTGGGACGATCCCGACAAGCGCCCGGTCTGGGCGCGCTTCGTCTCCCTTCAACCGGAAGGAGAAGTCGCCAGCATCGAGGGAAGGTCGGCAATGACGACGAAGCTGAAAGAGAAGAAGAGCATATTCCAGAGATTCGATGACCTGAACAACCGTCAATAGCGGAAAGGAGGTTGATCCAGCATCTCTCGCGGAGCGGGGCAAAGTCCCCGCCCGCGCAGCAAATATGCGTTCTGGAAATGAAAAATTCGGCTCGACGGGTGCTCTAACACCGCGCCGAGCCTGACCATAAGCCGCATTAGGAGTGCGATCATGGCTGGAAGTGTAACTGCCATAAAGTTTCTGTGCGTCAACACCTGTCAGTTTTGTAGTGCTCCCACCAAAGCTAAGCGATTTTGCTCGCAAGGTTGTGCAAACAGGGCAAGAACAGACCACACTAGCGAGACACTTTGGATGCGTTTTTGGGCCAAGGTAGATAAGACGCCTGGCCTCGGACCAAACGGTGATTGCTGGCATTGGACGGCTCGCGTCGATGGTCGTGGTTACGGCGAGATCAAGATCGCTGGGAAATACAGCAAAGCACACAGGCTTTCTTTATTTGGGCCTGATGGAATGGCTGACACGAGATACGCTTGCCACCATTGCGATAACCCTCGCTGTGTGAGGCCGGATCACTTGTTCGCCGGAACACATCTCGAAAACATCAACGACATGGCAAACAAAGGCCGCGCCATTTGGCAGACTCGGGCAGCAAGAAAACGTGCCGCGTAGCGCCGATAATGCTGATTGCCAGAATGCGTTGATGGATTGAACCGGAAGTAAGGAGCTGAGAATGGCAGTCCGCATTCACGAATACGACCGTGCGCGAATTGAGCACCCGAGTTATGCCTTCACGCGCCCTGGCGCGCCGACTACCTCGCAGAGCCCGATTACCGCAACCTCGACTTCACAACAGTCGTCGGCGTTCGGCGCGACCACGCGGATTGTGACGGTCGATTCCGACGAAGACGTTCACGTCATCACCGGAGCCAACCCGACCGCGACCACAAGCCATCCGAAGGTCAAGGCTGGTGTTCCGGTCGATCTCTGGGTTGAGCCTGGTCACAAGCTGGCGGTGCGGACGGCCTGATGAAAGGGTTTCGTGGACAGAATGGGCTACTAGGGTTTCGGAGCCCATCTATTCCCGTCGACCCCGCCGTTGCCGCCCTGCGCCTGCAAGCGGCCAGCGGCGGCCAGCCTGCCACCATGACGAGCGGGCCGGCGCTGGTTAATTCATCCAGCGTGTGGACCCCGACGCTTACGGGCACGAACTATTACTTCAACAACGCGGCGAAGTTCCTGACCCTGAATGGCGAATGGGCCATCGCCGGGGCTGGTGTTCCCGACAATGTCTATGGCCGCGCAAAGAATATCAGTTACGACCTTTCTACCAGCTATACTGGGCAGGCTGTGGCAATTGAGTGGTATTTCGATGGCGATGAAATCGAAATCCTGACCAAGGGGACTGGCCACGCCCGACGCCTGTTGATTGATGGCGAGGTTACAAGCACCGCCTTCCCGCTTTACCCCAGTGACGGATCATACCGCTGGACGAAGGTTTCCTTCGCATCAAGCGCCACGCGGCATATGCGCCTTGAAGGCTCAGGTGGCGGGTACTTCTCGGGATGCCGCGTCAAGGCCGGACAGAATATCTGGTCGCCTTCGGCCTATCCCGGCAGGCTGGTCGTTTTCGGCGACAGCTTCACCGAAGGGACCGGGGCCAGTTATTTCTATACCGGCCTTGGCCCGCTCATCGCGCAGGAACTGGGCTTCAAGGATTACTGGATCAGCGGCAGCGGCGGCACGGGCTGGGTGAACCCGGGCAGCAGTCGCACTAGCGGCTTCAACCGATGGACCGCCGATGTGGTGAACCGCGCGCCGACGATGGTGATCTTGCTGCTGGGGCTGAATGACAACGGCACCGGAAACGATGCACTGATCCAGTCGACCCTGCCGACAAAGCTGAACGAACTACTGACAGCGCGGCCTAACTGCCTTGTTCATGTATGCGGCATCTTTGACGTTTCAGCCCCAAGTGGCTGGGGAGCCGGTTTCGAGAGCGTCAACAATGCGATCATCGCCGGGGCGAGTGGCTTGCCTCGCATCTGGACGCACAACCTCAAAGGCATCAGCTTCACCAAATCCGACGCCACTCACCCTGACACGGCGGGCCACACCACGCTTTACAAGGCGATCTACAACAAGATTGCGGCGGTCCACGGGCTGCGGACGGTAGCATGACGCTGGCCCTACTGATCGCGCTGTCCGTGCTGCAAGCGCTGGACGGCTTCGCCACGCGGCGCATTCTGGACCAGGGCGGGCGCGAGCTTAACCCGGTGATGCGCGCCGGATTTGAGACTATCGGCTTCTGGCCGACGATTGCAGCCAAGGGCGCCGCATTAGTGGCGCTGACCGCATGGGTAGCGAGCAAGGCTGGCCCTATCGCGCCAGGGCTGATGGCAGCGCTCTATGCGAGCGTTGTGGTGTGGAACTGGAGGCAGATTTCGTAATGGCGACGGCATCCCAAATCCAAACATGGATCAGCGAGGTTGAATCCCAGCGCCAGAAGGTTGCTTTGGGCCAATCCTACGTCGAACTGTGGCGCGATGGAAGGCGCGTTCGCGTGAATATCGCCAGCATGGCGGACCTCAACAAGTACCTCGACACTCTACGCTCAGAGCTTTTCCAGGCCCAGACCGACGAGGGCATCACCCCAACGCGCCGCCGCCGCGCCATTGGCCTCGCATACAGGAACTAGGATGCAGACAGCGCAGAAGCCTCGAATCCGTGTCCGCACGGACGGGACCATTGTGCCTACCGCAGCCGCGCTTGCGCTGGCCGGGGCGAACACGACGCGCGACGCCGCGCGCCACGACCTGAGCGAAACTTCCGGCTGGCGGCCCAACATCCGCTTTGCCGGAACGAGCAACTATGGCGAGCGCGAAACCATCCTGGGCCGCGCTCGCGACCTCGACGAGAACAACGGCTGGATCAATGGTGGCCTCGATCGCCGCGTTGAATCGGTCATCGGCGTCAACATCCGCCTCTCGGCTCAGCCGCGGCATACCCTGTTGAACCGCGACTACGACTGGCGGATGAAGTGGACGGCGGATGTCCAGGACCGTTTCACGGTCTGGGCCAACGACATCAACCGGCGCTGCGATGCCCGGATGAAGCTCAGTTTTGGCGCTCTCGCGAAACTCGCCTACCTCACCTATGCCCGCGACGGCGAGGTGGCGGCAGAGATCCGCGACAACAAGCGTGGCCTCGGCAACACGACAAACGTGATGCTGGTCGAGGCTGAGCGCATTTCGACCCCGCAGGATCGTGGGGTGATCGAGAACCAGTTCCTCCGCAACGGCATCGCCTTCGACGTGAACGGCGCCGCAATTGGCTATTGGGTGCGCTCCGGGCATCCGAATGACCCAACGCCGGATATGCGCAATCTGCGCTGGGACTATATCCCGGCCTACGGGAAGACGGGCCGCGCCAAGTTCCTCCACGTCTTCTCACCACGCCGCACGGAGCAGAACCGGGGAATCTCGCGCTTGGCCGAGGTGATGATCCCGGCGAAGATGCTTGATCGCGTGGACCGGGCCGAAGTCCAGGCGGCGCTCAAGGCAGCGATCTTCTCGTTCTTCATCAAGTCGCCAGGCACGACCGACGACCTTGAAGCGGCGCTGGCACCGAGCGGCGAAACCGGCGGCGTTGACCCGTGGGTGGAATCGTACCTCAATATGCGGGAGAAGAGCCCGGTCGTGGTGGACGGAGCGTCTGTGACGCACCTACTGCCAGACGAAGACGTGGTCGTTCCAAATGCCCAGCACCCGAACGGCAACTACCCCGAGTTCGCCAAGTTTGTGCTCCAGAAGATCGCCGGCTCGCTCGGCGTCTCCTATCCGCAGCTTTCGCAGGATTGGGCCGGCATCAATTATTCATCGGCCCGCGCGCTACTCAACGAACTCTGGCGCTCGTTTCTGGAAGACCGCCGCTTCTTCTGTGACCACTTCCTGACCCCGATCTATGCCGCCTGGCTGGAAGTCGAAGTCGCGAATGGCGACGTGAAGGTGCCGGGAGGACCGGCAAACTTCTACCGCAGCAAGACCGCGATTTGCATGGCCGAATGGATTGGCCCCGGACGCGGTTCTGTCGACCCGCTCAAGGAAGCGAACGCGAACAATCTCGACGTGGCGGCCGGGCGCAAGTCGACTGTCGAGTGCATCCTCGAAAATGGCCGCGATCCGACTGATGTGATGTCCGAAGAGCAGTGGCTTAGCGGCGAGCGTGAAAGCCGCGGGCTTCCTCCGTTGAACCACAACGTCAAGGCGGATGCTGCCACTGCTGAAGATAGCACTGGCGAAGGCGGCTCTGAGCAGGATCGAGACGGCGACGGGGTTCCGATGGAAGACAAGAAGAAGAAGCCCACCAAGGGAGGCGACCAATGAGCAAGTTCGCGCGCGTCGCCGGGCGCCTCTTCAACTCCCCTCTGATGCTCCGGCCCGAGAAGGCCGAGATGCTGTGCGCGGCCCTGGTTGACCGGATCGGCATTCAGAAGCTCGATACGATCGACGGCCGCTCGCTTGGCGCCGCTCAGCTTCGCCAGATGGCGATGGATGATGACGGCTACTGGAACAAGCCGAAGACCGCGCGCGATATGTACGTGGTCGAGCAGCGGGTCGCGCGCATCGCAATCGACGGAACCCTCGTCCACAAGCTGGGCGGCGTCGAGCCATATTCGGGCATGGTCGGCTACGACTGCCTTGATCGCATTATCGCCGATGCGCAGGCCAACAAGGAAGTTGGTGCCGTGCTGCTCGACATCGACAGCCCCGGCGGCGAGGTCGCGGGCTGCTTCGACTTCGCGCGTAAACTGCGCAAGATGGGCGCATCAAACGGCGGGAAGCCGATTGTCGCCTTTGCGAACGAAATGGCCTGCTCCGCCGCCTATGCCATCGCCAGCGCTTGCGATGCGGTTGCCACCAGCCAGACCGGGCAGGTGGGCTCTATTGGCGTCTGGACGATGCTGGTCGACATGACCAAAGGGCGCGACAAGAACGGGATCGCCGTCACGATGATCCGCGCTGGTGAGCGCAAGGCGCGCGGCGGCCCCTATGAGGTCGCCGATGAAGCGACCATCACCAAACTCCAGTCCTGGGTCGACGAGACGTGGGGCATCTTTTGCGGCCTTGTGGCCGACACGCGACCGATCTCTGCCGCCGCCGTGAAGGCGCTGGAGGGCGATTGGTTCACCGGAAACGAAGCACTCGGCCTTGGCCTCGTCGATGCTGTCGATACACCAGAGGCCATTTTCGACGCGGTCGCGCAGCGCGCCCGCTGAATACTCCGAAAGGACTGAATCCATGACGACTGCCTCCAAGGGGCTGGCGGCTGCACTCGCTCGCACCTCGTCGGGCGCCGTGCTGGCGCTCGCTGAACTCTCCGCCGACGAACTGATGGCCCAGCTCAGCGACGAGCAGAAGGCAGGCCTGAGCGCCGCCTTGCCCGCTCCCGCTCCTGCGGTTGCCGAAGACATGCCTTCGAAGAAGGAAGGTTGCTCGGAAGACGGCGACGAAGATGACATCGGCGAGGACTCGGATCCGGCCATGAAGCCGAAGTCCGAAGCCTCCGCCGATCGCGTGAAGGCGGTTGCTTCCGCCGTCGAGAACGACCCTGCCTGCAAGGGTAAGGCCGAACTCGCACTCTCCATGCTCGCCGACGACGATTACGCCGGCCTCTCTGCTTCCGGGCTGGTCAAGCTGCTCGGCAAGACCCCGGTTCCGGCTGGCAGTAATGCCTCGGACGCCGACACCGAAGCCGCCGCACGCGCCGCGATGCAGGAAGCCATCGCGGAAACCGGCAACTCCAAGATCGACGCCAGCAATGGCGGCGCCTCGCCTACCCAGGCCAGCAATGCGTCTGCGCTCTGGGACCGCGCTATCGCGCTCAACAATCCGCAGCACGTTCGCTGAACGGCTGAATCCAAGAAAGGATAAGGGAAATGGCTACCCTCACCGAAGGAATGCACGAAGGCGAGTTCATCGGCGAACTCGCGATGGGCATCGGCTATCACGTCGACGCCGTCACCCTCAATACCGGGAACCTCGCGGCGGGCACCGTGCTCGGCACGATCGAAACCGGCACCCCCACCGCCACCGCCGGAACCCCGGTCAGCGGCACGGGCGGCACTGTCGGCAACGGCACTGTCGGAAGCTGGACTGCCGATGCCGGCGCTATGGCTGGCACCTGGTATCTGGAAGTGACTGTCACGGGCGCAACTGGCAAGTTCAAGGTCATCAAGCCGGACGGCACCCTTGACGGCGTCGGCACGATCGGCACCGCCTACAATGGCGGCATCAACGGCACTCTGGCTGACGGCTCGAACGACTGGCTCGTTGGCGACCTGATCCCGGTGGTTGTGGCCTACTCGGGTACCGAAACCGCTAAGAAGGTGGTCGAATGGGATCCGGCGGCGACCGATGGTTCGCAGAACGCCTCGGCGATCCTGATGAAGAACACCAACGCGAGCGGCGGCGATGTCGTCACCACCGCCCTCGTCCGCGGCCCTGCGGTCGTGAACCTCAACGACCTGACCTGGAAGACCGGAGCCACTGCCGCGCAGAAGGCGAAGGCCAAGGCTCAGCTTCTCGCCCTCGGCATCAAGGCCGTCTGAAACCGGCCCTAGAACAAGGAAACACACCCCATGCACATGGACATTTTCAACGACGACGCCTTTTCGCTGTCGTCGATGACTGCGGCCGTCGAGAAGATGCCGTCGATCCCGAGCTTTCTGGGTTCGCTGAACCTCTTCGGCCCGGGCGAAGGCGTCACCACCGACACCGTGACGGTCGAGCGCAAGGACATGCTCCTGACCCCGATCACCACCTCGCAGCGCGGCACCGAGCCGTCGATGGGAACCACCGAGAAGGCGAAGCTGCGCAGTTTTCCCATCCCGCGCGTTGCCAAAGCCGACCAGGTCTATGCCCGCGAGATCGCCAACGTCCGCGCATTCGGGACCGAGGGCGACCTCGTCACCGCCATGCAGATCATCAACCAGAAGCAGCAGAAGCTGCTGATGGAATACGAACTGACCATGGAGCTGCACCGACTGGGCGCCGTGCAGGGTATCCTGCTCGATGCAGACGGCTCGACGCTGTACGACTACTTCAGCGAGTTTGGCATCTCGCAGCCGGCCGAGATCGACTTCGACCTCGACAACGCCGCCCCGGTGAGCGGAGCCCTGCGCAGCCTGATTTCCAACAGCGTCACCCGCCCCATCGCCCGCGCGCTGGGTGGTGCCTGGACCCCCGGCGTTCGCATCCTCGCGCTGTGCGGCGACACGTTCTACGACCAGTTCGTGAACCACGCCGATGTCGTGCGGACCTACGAAAGCTGGCAGGCGGCCGAAGCGCTGCGCACCAACCAGGCGTTCGCCACCTTCCGCTTCGCCGAAGTTGACTGGATCAACTACAAGGGCACCGACGACAACAGCACCATCGCGATTGGCGCGACCAAGGTGAAGTTCATCGTCCAGGGCGTTCCGGGCCTCTATCGCCGGATCAACGGTCCTGGTGAGGACTTCGCGACGGTCAACACGATCGGCCGCCCGATCTATTCGAACCTCGTGCGCGACCAGAAGCGCAACCAGTGGGTGCAGCCGGAGATCTACTCCTACCCGCTCCATATGGTCACGCGCCCCGAAGTCCTGCTCCGCGGCAAGAACACCTGATCGTCACGCGCGCCGGGCGGGCTCTAGCGGCTCGCCCGGCGTTGCCCTGCAAGGGAAACCCACACCATGAAGATCGAGGCTCTGTCTCCCTTCACCGCCTTCGATGGCAGCATGATCGTGTTCAACAAGGGCGACGTGCGCGACATCTCCGAGAAGCTGGCCGCCTACTACATCGAGCACGGCATCGCGAAGAAGGTCCGCGCCAACGCAAAGGAAACCGATGTTGCGCCTCCGGTTGACGACCGCAACCCGGCTTTCGATCCGGCCGCTGCGGCTGATGCCGAAGATGAGGCCCCGACAGCGTGAGCGTTCTGGAAGACATGGAGGGGGCGTTCATGGACGGCCCCTGCATGGAATATCTGGGCGACAGCATCGCCTACAAGACGGCCGCGGCGTCGTCCTTCACGGCGATGCACGCCTATGTAGACTACCGGGACATGGCGCGCAGTTTCGATGGCGCCCAGGCCATCGAACAGGACATCGGTGTGCAATTGCTCAAGTCCGATGTCCCGCAGAAGCCGAGCGGCGCTTGCCGTATTACGCTCGGGAAACTGGCTGGACTGACCTTTAAGCCGGTCAACGTCCGCAGCGACACGTCCGGCAACTATTGGGAGTTCGAAGTGGTCAAGGTAAATGCCTAGCAGCCACTCGCTCAGCCAGGTCGAGGATGCTCTCGCCGATATTCTCGCCGCCTACACGCCGCTCTCAGCGCAGACCGTCATCACCTCCGATACGCTGGAGGTCGCGGTCGAGGACGATCAGTTCCCCGCGCTGGTGATTTTCACCTCGGCCTATGGGTTCGACATCGCCGACGAGAACGGACAGGCGATCCACACCGCCGAGATTCATGTGGAAGCGGTGAACAACCTTCCGGCGACGGGCAGCATCTCCCGCGCCAATCGTGACGCGCTCGGCCATGTGGTCGCGGCGGTCGCCGCCGACCGGACGCTCGGGATCGGCCTGCAAGACATTCAGGAGCAGGACATCGCTCCGGTGGAGCCGCGCGGCAAGGATGTGGATTCCGCCTCGCTCCGTTTCCAGGCGCAGTGGTTCACCCCTCTGGGCGACCACTTCACCATCGCCACTCCGCACAACTGACCACTCGAAAGGACCAATTGAATGGCCGAACTGACCTGCCCCCCGCTGGGGACGGGCAGCGTGGATATGTCCGCGCTGTCCAAGGCCGCCGCCAAGGCGAAGACCCCGGAAGAACTTTCCGCCGCGATCGACGCGGCAACCTCGCGTGCTGAAACGCCCGCTTCCGCCCCGCAGGACGCCCCGGCCGACGCCGGCAGCGACGCCTGAGCGCGGTCTAGAGAAAGGACGCCACAATGGCCCTCAAGTCGAATAACACCTGCGTCGCTGTCGCGATCCAGTCGGTCGTTGACACCTTCACGACGCCGACTCAGCCCACCGACATCATGCCGATCTCGCAGTTCCGCTGGAACATCCAGGGCGTGACCATCGCCAACGACGAATACACCGGCTCGCCGTTCAAGAACGCGGACCAGATTTCCGGCAAGCGCGTCGGCTTCTCGTACAACATCAAGCTCCGCCCTCCGGGCTCGAGCCTGCCCGCCGCGAATGCCTTCCTGATCGGCCGCATTCTCCAGTGCGCCAAAATGACCGAACTGCGCACGACCAGCGCCATTCCGGCCTCGCCGGAAGCAGGGTCGTCCGGGTCGACGAACGGCCTTACCCTCGGCGCTGGCGCGACCGGCACGGCTGACCTCTATGTCGGCATGGCGATCCAGATCAAGGCGCTCGGCACAACTCTGAAGGACCAGCTCACCGCGATCCGCGACTACACGTCCGGCAAGGCGGCGACCTTCATGGAAACCTTCGGATCGGCGATCAGCGGCAGCTACCAGATCCCGCCGCAGCTCGGCTACATGCGCGACATCTCGTCGACTGACCCGATCATCCTCTCGCAGCAGATCTGGACGGACGGCATCCGCTACGACATGAAGGACGTGCGCCTCTCCGGCCTGACCATCGCAATCCCGGTCAGCACCAAGGATCAGGCGCAGTACCCCGAACTGCAATGCACGTTCGAAGGGACGATCAACGCCTATGCGGACGAAGCTACTCCGAGCGTTCCAGCGCTCGGCGCGGTTCCGTTCTTCAAGAACGGAGATCTCAGCGTTGCCAACGTCGCGGTCGGCGCGTCGAGCCTGACCCTCAACATGGGTCTGACGACCGAGTTCCCGCCCAACCCGAACAAGGTGGACGGCGTGGACCTCCCCGAGCTTTCGGGCGGCACCGCCTCGGTCAATGCGATGCTCCAGAAGTACCGCAAGGCGACGCTCGATACGCTCGCTCTGGCCGACAACCAGGCTTACCACCCTGTCTTTGCGCAGTGGGGTTCGACCGCATGGAACATCGTCCAGATCGTCATCCCTGATGCCCGGTTTGACTACGGCAACCCGGACCTCGGCGGCGGCATCATCATGGAAGGCACCAACCTGCTGGTCGACGCTCTGTCGCGCAGCGTGTGCATCAACTTCCCCGGTGGCACCGCCATCCCCTGATCTCACTATCCCTGACAACTGAAAGGATCCTGACGTGCCCCAGGACATTCCGGTGGAGGCGAGCGAAATGCTCGCCTTCACGCCCCCCTCGCTTGAGGATCACGATCCCAAGCCCGTGTTCATGCTCCGCGCTATGACCGGCCGCGATAAGCGGTTCCATGCGCGCCTCATCCGTGAGAACCGCCTGCGCCGCCACACGGTCGAAGATTTCCGACGCGAAATCGAAACCGGCCTGCGCCAGGCATGGGATGAGGAAGCGTTTGAACAGCACTTCCCCCGCATCAAGGAATATTGGGAGCAGCGCGACGAGTTCGACCTGCAACTCGCCGACAATCCTGATCTCGTCTGGTCGTTCCACGCCGAGGAAGAGCGTGCCATTTTGAGCATGATCCGCCATGTCGAAAACTCATGGCCCCCGATCGGCGAAATGTATGCTGACAACGCCGAGTTTGCGGAATTGCTCGCGCCGATCATGGTGGCAGTGACCGTCAAGAGCTGGACCGGCTTCAGTGCGCCGCGCCGGCTGGACCGCGGCTACCTTACCCTCGAATGCGCTGAGCGGCTTCTGGAGATGCTGGACGAGGCAGACCAGCAGGCAGGAAGTGAATTGTTCATTGCCTGCGCGCGCCGCATGACGCTGGACAAGGACGAGGCAAAAAACTCCGCATCGCCGTCGCCATCCGAGATGACCCCGCCAGCTTCGACTCCGACGACGACTTCGCCGGAGACGGATGGGACATCCCCGGCGTCGGCGCATTCCAGCGAAACCCACGAGAACTCGTCAGAGACGAGCATTGGGAACTCATCCGGCTCTACCGCCAATGCGACCGAGGAACCGCCGGCATGATCTACCCTGACGGCGGGGCTCCGCTCGATCAGCCGGCGCTGCTTCTCGATGCCTTCGCCGTTATCGGCGGTCAGATCGCAGAGCTTCGCAATGCCCGCGATTAGCGCAAACTTCGTTCCAGCGGACTTCAAGGGTTCGTTGAACGATTATCTGCGTTTTATGGTCGAGCGAGCGGAAAGTGCTGCGCTCAAATCGACCGATCGTGCGGCCAAGACCGCCAAGGCGCGCATCCGAACCGAAATGGGTTCGGCGCGCCTTGGCACCTTGGGTAATGCGTTTGCTGCCAAGTCGGACCTTGATCGCGGCGGCATCCAGGTCCGCTACGGCGGGAATGGTGGCTTCGCAGCATCCGGCATTGTCTATGTCCGCACCAAGTCGGAGCGGACGCTGGGTGCGATCCAGGCATATACTGAAGGCGCCGACATTCGCCCGGTGCGCTCACGATGGCTCTGGATTGCGACCGACAACATCCCGCGCGTGACCGGGCGCTATCGGATGACCCCGGAACTGTGGGTCAAGAACGGCTTTGACCAGAAAATCGGCCCGCTCGTCGTCGTTCGATCAGTCAACGGTTATCCCTTGCTCGTCGTCAAGAACGTGGGCCTTTCGGCTGCGGGATCGCGGCGTTCGGCAAAGTCGCTGACCAAGCGGGGAATGCCTCGCAAGGGCCAGATCGAAAAGCAGTTCGTGGTCGCCTTCATCGGCATCCCATTCACCTCCCGCGCCGCGCGGGTCGACGTTCAGAACATCATCGACGAAGTTCGTGCTGAGCTTCCGCAGATGTTCATCGAAGCACTCGGAAGGATTTGATCGTTGAGCCAGCGCTACGAGTTCCCTCCGGCGATCTTCAAGCTCGCCTATCAGGACGACGATCAGGCTCGCACGGCGTTCATGTCGGCTGTGACGAAGATGACGAGCGAGGCGCAGAGCCGTTTCGACGCCGCCTTCACGCATGTCGGGTCGATGCTCCAGAAGACGTTCAGCTCGTTCCAGAGCAGCAACTACCGCCTCGACCTCGACACGTCTTCGCTGAGGCAGGCTGCGACTGAAGCGACCTATGCCGAAGAGCGCTTGAAGCAGCTTCGCGATGCAGCGATGAAGCTCGCAGAGGTTACGGGCGACCGCTCTCAGCAGACGCAGGCTTATGTCCAGGCACTTCGTGCGCAGGCTACGGCGGCTGGAGAGGCCGCGCGTGAAGCGCAGGAACAGGTCCGTATCTACACAAGCCTTCAGCAGACCGTGGATGGACTCACGGCGAAGAATAAGGCTCTGGCGGACTCATACCGCGCGACTTTCGCCGAGCAGGCGCGAGCGGCCAACCGCGCGAATGAAGCGCAGAAGACATTCAACTCCTTTGCAGCGCCGGGGATCGATAATCGCGCGATCAACAATGGCGCCGGATATTCCGCTCTTGCCGAACTAGCCAGGCAGCAGGATGAGGCTGAGAAGGCCGCCGCAGCAATGGCGCAATTGCGCTCTGCGGAAGAGGCGGCTGCGCGCGGTTCGGATCTGGTAGCAGCAACCTATCGCAACACCTCACTTGAACTCGGTCGTGTGCAGAAGTCGGCCCGTGATTCAGCTCAGGCATTCGAATATCTGTTCCAAGCTGCTGATGCGAAATCCGCCAAGGCTGTACAGGACTTCTTCAACACCGCGCTCGGCATAGACGCCATGAGCAAGAGCGCGCGGGAGAGTGCGGCCGTATTTGAGCAGATGTTCGCCGAGCAGGAAAAGGCGGCAAAAGCTCAGGCAGAGCTTGCCCAATCTGCCATGCAACTTCGGCGCGAGATGGATCCTACGCTGGCTATCCAGCAGAAGTTCGATGCCGAGATGAGCCGGGCTGATGACCTCCTACGCGCCGGAGCTATCAGCCAGCGCGAGTACGCGCAGGCGACCGCGCTTGCCCGAGAGAACCTTCAGACCCAGCACGCAGCCCTGTTCCAGACAGCGGAAGCCGCCAAGCGCGGCACCGAAGCCAATCACATGATGGTCAACTCGGTTCGCTCGCAGCGCGT